GGTACATCAGATAAATCATCAAATAAATCATCAGGAACATCATCTAAATAAATATCTTGATCAGATTGTAATATTATATCAGATTGCAATATTACATCAGATTCAATTTCTTATTCTTCTTGTTATTCGGATGGTTTGTTTAAATAATTATTAATAACATTAAAATATGCATATTTATTTTTAATATTTTTTCCATAATTTCTTAAATGATTTATTAATTTAAAAGTGTTTAAAGATGTCTTAGTAAAATTTATATTTATATTTATTTAGGCGATCTATTGAAGATATAATTTTTTCAATATCAATTTCTTCATCACCATTATTTTTTTTTTGAAGAATTTATAGTAAGATCCAAATTATACTCATTGTTGTTAACCTTAACAATAGTAATTGAAATATTATATACTGGATCTAGAATATCACTTAATAACTTCTGAATTTCATCTATTTAGAGATATTTTAGTACGAAATATATTATTATGATTATAATATATAATATTTTATTTTTTGTATAAAAGATTTGTTCTCAAATATAATTTTATTCTTTATTAGAATTAGTACATAAGTATATATAAAAATGACAGAATTTGAATCTGCTGTAATTATTGTGTTGATTTTATTAGTATTGTTTTCTTTATGGACACTTTACTCTCATAAATCTGGATCATGTTCTTCTGAAGGATTATCAGGTGCGGAATGGTTTGCTGATAAAAATCCTCAAGTTCCTGTTGATTCAGAATTAATGCTTTTAGCTAAAAATGGTTATCAAGAATTGCTTAATACTACTTCAGTAGATCATTCCACCAAAGCTTCTCATAAAGAATATGTCGCTCAATCATTAGGTAAAGTTGCTGGTGCAAGTAAAGCTACAGTTCTTGATCACGATCTTGATTCAAATTGGCGAGGACTTCGCAGACCTAAGAATGTTACACCTGCTGATGATGCTTTGCAACAATATGGTGCAAATGATTCTGATTTCACAAAAGGAACTGACTTACGTTGGTAAATGCTTTATTAGTAGTATAAAGGTTTATTGAAAAACATTATTATTTGATTTTTTTTGTCTGAAAATATCATATATATTAACATTGAATTTGTAGACATTCGAAACAAAAACCTCGTAATATAAAAATGGATAAAATTAATATATTTTATTAAATTATTATTAGTAATACTGATAAATTCATAACAAAAAAAGAAGGTCTTAGCAAAAGCGAGTTAACTTACCTAGAGTAATTGAACAAAATTACTGTATAAATCATTAATAAAATATATACAAGATAAAATCTTTTTTATTCTAAGGTTTATCATAATATATTTTTTGCAAACAATTTGTCAGATTATTCGTTAATAATGTTTATATCAGTATATCAAAATTGTGATACATTAGTTAAGAAAATGCAAAGAACATAGGTTGAATAAGGCATAAATTGGAAAATCACAATGAAAATAAGTTTGGGAACAAATCATAAAAACACAGGTTGAATTTATCGAGGTGGAAACAAATTTATTAAAAAAGGTTACTAAATATTGAGAAGAAATTATGCTAAGACCTTCTCAAATATATAATTTGAGATATATTTAAATTGTTTTTTATTGAGACTGCTCAATATTTTCTTGATTTAAAATTGGTTTAATTAAATAATCTTTAAAGTTTTCATTAATGTAATGAATAACATGATTTACAGAATAAAAAATATTTAAATCATTCTTACAAATATCAGGAATACACATACCATTTTTCCAAGCCAATGCAAGTAAATATAAATATCCCAGATATAAATAATGTGATGAATCACATTCGATAATTTTTAATTTATTGATCTGATATACGTTTGGTTGTTTCCATTTGTCAAGGTTTTCTCGACCGATATCAATACACTTGTCTTCATCAATATTCATTACAATAATAACTTTTTCTTCATTTTCGTTCGCGGATTCAATATTTACAAATCCAATGTTTTCATGCTTAACTTCATCCATTAGGTTGTTACCAATATAATAATCAATTATTGGTAATTTCTTCTCCTCATTATGATTTATAAATTGTTCAAATATTGATTGTTCAAATATACTTGTTATTCCCATTCCAAATGTAATAATATTTGTTAATTTTTTTTCCTCATGTTGAGCGTTTTTTTCGGCATTCATTTTTCGTTCTATAAATCTTAATTGTCTCATAATAGGAACAAAATTAAATTGATTAGGTTGTTTATTTTCAGGTAATTCACCTCCATTGCTATCTAATGTTTCTGTAATTAATGCGTATCGAAACCATTCAACGCAAGATTGACCATTTAAAAGAAAAATATGATTTTTATCACGAACAATAGCATGAATTGCATTGTCAATTGCTTTAATTTTTTCAGACATTATATCTAATTTTATTAAGATTGTTATTAAAGGTTTAAGTGTATAATAATAGAAAAAAAATAAATATTCAATTCTTTATCCAAGTACTAAGAGTAATAATTTAATTACGTTTGTGATGAGATTTCTTCTTTCCCTTGCTCTTAGAACGAGATCGAGAACGAGATTTGGACTTGGATTTTTTAGATTTACCTTTACTACGAGAATGAGATCTACGACGACCTCCAGCAACTTTTGGACCAGCAGCGTTTAATTCGCTGGCTAATTCAGCATGAACATCATCATCAATTAGTGACATTTTTGCAGTGAAAAATTAATATCGATATTAATAAATATCTAAACCTTGACTATATATAGTTTTATAAAAAATAATTAGATATATCTAAATATTTAAAAAAAATAAAAGTATATTCAAATATATATTTCGAAAATGTCAAATCAAGGTAATAATGATGTCCCTAAATTAATAGCTGGAATATTAGTAGGTATACTAGAACAAAATAGTCAAATTGAAGAAAAACGAAGAGAAACTGAACGAAAGATTGCTATTCGTAAAGCGCAAATACGAGCTGAAGCAGAACATAAATTATTAATTGATAGAAAAAATAATTTAGCAAATAAACTTACATTAATTATTGAGAAATTGAATAATCCACGAGATAAAGAAATGGCTCAAAGTAAATTAGATCAATTACTTAATTCAGATCTTTCATTAATTCCTAGTTTTGAAAGAATGGTTGATTCAGCTTATCCTGAATTTAGTAATATCTATCAACCAATTATTATTGCCAGGCAACCAATAAATCAACCGCCAATAGTTTATAGAGCGCAACCAATTGAAGATTTATTCAATTTATTAAGTATTCAACCATCAGAACGACAAATTTCAAGATCCGTACCAATTCCTGAAGTTAAAGAAGATGAGAAAAAAATTAATATTTCACATTTTAGTGAACTTGAACGGCTTGCGGATGATATTAAATCAGGAAGTTTAACATGTGCAATTTGTTTAGAAAAATTTGCTAAAAATGATAAAGATGTTGAAATTAGAAGATGTCTGCATACATTCCATAAAAAATGTTTATCCCAATGGGAAAATACCGGTAGAACAAATGGAAAAACATGTCCATGTTGTAGACAATGATTGTTATAGTCAATTAACTAATCCTTTTGCTACACATACAAGCCCACAATGCTGAGACCATTTGATAATAATTGGATCATTTTGATAAGCTGCAATAAATTCAAAAATATCAAATTTATTTTTATCGATTTGATCTTCGTGTTCTGAATATAATTTTCCATCTAAAATAAGTCTAGTTTTCATCATAGAAACCCATTGATGATTATTTTCTGGTATTTTCATAATAGTTTCTAAAAATTCTCCAAAATTATTATGATGTTCGATTGATTTAAGTACAAATTCAATATTTTTAACTTCACATGCATAATTTTTTTGCAGTGGTTTTCCTAATAGTATAAAGTTGAAACGCTCAATATTATTATTTTGAATTATTTTATGATTATTTTTATTTGTTGTTACATGAAGAAATTTATCAACAATCCAAATATTAATTTTACCGATTAAAAGATTTTCATTATCAAATTTCCTAACTATTTCAATGTATTCTAAATAGCATTCAATATCAGTATCAAGAAATGTTTGTCGTAAATGTTGATAACTTTTATTTGATTTTAACCATTTAAGATATTTCTTTTTATCAGTTTTGCCAGAAATCCATTCTGAGGCAACTATCATATCACCAAAATCTGCATATTTTATATTTGTATTATTAACAATATCATTACTAAAACCAATAGATTTAATTTCATTCATTTTAATTTTCTAATACAAAAGCGTTTCTTTTTATAATTAATATTTTATCAAAAAAATCAATCTTAATAAAATCAAAATAAAACATTAGAAATTAATTTCGTTATAGGTATTATTAATATAAATTATTTCTTTACGCAATTTATCATATTTATATTTAAGTGTTTCAAGTTTTTCTTTTTTTCCTATAAAGATTTCTTTGAAGAATTTGGCTAAAATCACTATCAGAAAATTTAATTTGGTAGGTTCCAATATTAAAATTGATGTTGGATATTTCTCTTTAAAATGAATGTTCACCTTGAAATTTTCTTCGATTTTTTTCCTCCAAGTAGCAGAAAGTACTTTCGATTTTATGTGATGAAATTCCATCCATTGTTTTAATATTTTGTGTAGATAAAAAAATCAATCTTTATAATATTAGAAGATTTAAATTTTGGAGTTTATATTAAAAAAATCTTATTAAGATCAATGTACTACATGATAAATAACAACATATGTTCCTTCAGTAGATTTAAATTCTGATAATTCACGAAATAATTGATCATTTAATTCATACCATAAAGGTTTATCTCCATTTAATCGCAGACTATGAGCCCAATAATGTCCACCATTTGCACTACCAGCATGAATAATTTGACTTACCGCTTGATATTTAGCAACACCAGCTATTGTTTTAAATTCGAGAGTTTTCGGAAACTCTTCATAATATTTTCCTAATGTTTTTGAAGGACACATTAGAAATAAAATTTCAGGAATAATTTTCATTGAAACTATCTTAAGTTTTGGTGTTCTACTGTTGCAACGATAACGGCATTGTTTAACAGTTTTACCTTCAATAACTGTTGGTTGACAATAACAAGGACAATTACAAATATAAATACAACCTTTATTTTGTTGTAGCTGTTCTTGTGTACATTTACAATTATTTACATGTTGCTTTTTTTCATCACTACAACGACATTTACATGGGAAATCTTTTAAAAAACGTTCTCCTTTTTCATCAAAATCATAAAGTTCACGCAGATAATTATTACAACGGTAACCATAACTAATATATGAAATCTGACGAGTTAAGAAATTAACAATCGTTCCATTTTCTCGGTATTGCACATTAATTAATTTTTCCAGTTCAGGAGGAATTTCAGATTTTAATCCTTTAGGTAATTCATAATATCGTAAAATCTCATTATTGACATTTTTATCATTTGCATTACCTTGCTGATTATTATTCCATTGTTGGCATTCTGTACAGAAAATACTTACATGATCTTTATGGGTAAATAATCGAATTACATCATCTAATTCTTCCCAGCATTCCATTAACATTTTAAAACTTTCGTGACTGTCTTCCTGTCCATTTCCAAATTGCGAATGTGAATTCTTTGATTTAAGATAATTGATAATAGATATCCATAAGTATGGACTCATTTCCATAAGCATTACTGATTTTTCACCATCTTGCAAATTAT